CGCCGATCTGCACGGGCGAGCCGTCAGGCCGCCAGGTGCTGCCGAAGCCGTAGGTGGGGCGGTCAGTGGGCAGGGGGCGGACGGCCTGGTCGGTATAGCCCTCGTCCTGCGTCAGCGCCACCAGGCCGGCGGCGCTGAGAGTGAGGGCTGCGGCCAGGAGGCGGGGGTGTTTCATGCCGGGGTGGGCCAGACGAGGGGCGGCAGCTCAGGCTCGATGTCGGCAAAGCCCGTTGGCATGGGGCGAGTTCCGGCCTGCACCTCGGCCAGCATGTCGTACAGCTTGGCCCAGGTCTCGGCCCGAGCGTCGCGGCAGTAGGTGCCCTCCTGCGAGAACTTGGGCACCGAGCAGCCGGCGTAGTCGCTGGCGCTCTTGATGTCGTCGTAGTTGCGCTCGCGGGCGAAGGTGTCCAGGCGGGCCTGGGTGGCAGCGACGATGTCGACCTTGACTCGTTGGGTTTGCGCTTGTTGGTTTGCTGCCGCTTGCTCGGCTGAGAGCGCCACCACCTCCCAGCGCTGCCGCCAAGTGCCTGCCACGATCGCGGGGGGAAGTTCTCGCGCCCTCTCACCGATGGTGTCAAAGTCAGGCATGGGCGTGGGCGCGACCCACTCATACGGCTCAGGGGGGGTGAATGGCTGGCCAAATGAGGTGTTGGGCAGATGTGCGCGGATGTCTGCCTCGAAAAGCGGGTATTGGTTTGTGACGGTGTTGATCCACATGGTCTGGGTCCTCAAGCAATGGCCAGGTACAAGTAGGTGGCCCCACTGACGTTGATGTTGGTGGCGGCGAGCTGGTTGACAATGAAGCCGACGCTGGATGCGTCCACACTGTCGTCGGACGAGACCTCGGCTGCTGAGGAGTTCATGCTCAGGCGTGGATCAGCACCCGCAACGATGCCGCGAGCGGTGTCCCAGACATACCAGTCGCCCGTGGCGTTTGTGCGCTTGATGAGCACGAAGCGGGCCCCGGCCGAGAAGCCGCAGTTGATGGTTTGCGACGCTCCGTTGCCGGTATACAGGCCAACCTTGGACACGCCGGCCAGCGTGGCAAACAGATAGGCGACGAAGGTGTCGCCGTTGTTGTTGGTCGAGCTGCTGGTGCCCACCGAAAACACGGTGGAGGTTGGCGCCGTGCTGGCCCATGCTGTGGCGTCGGTGGCCACCGCCGCGCCGCTGCTGGTGGCAAACAACGCAAGGCGCTGCGTGGCCGCAAGGCCCGAGGCGTACACCGCGCCGTCGTAAACCGTGCTGCGGCATTTCACGATCATCAGCTCGGGCACCGCGCCGAGCGTGTGCGCCTCGGTTTTGGCGGCGCCGGTGCCGGTGTAGCAGACAACATCAAAAAATCTTGGGGCGCGCCGCAAACCATAGGCCAGCACGTTTTGGCCTGTGGTGCCGTTTATGTTTCCAACCGTATCGGTGACAACGACGCCATCGAGCTTGTCAAAAGCGATTGTCTGCGTCAAAGACTGCAATTCACCTGCTGCAGCGTTAGAGGTCAACCCGCTTGCACTTGTCTGGCCACCCCTTAGCCTGTCAATCAGGTAAAACTTATTGACAACAGCATTTCTGACTGCTGAAAAGTATGCGTCTACGGTTATCCCGAGATTGACGACTGAACTGGACGCAATTCCAGGCGATGTGTGCAGCTCATGGGCAAAAACGGAAAGTCCTGACAGCGGTGGTTTTCTTGGACGCCTGATTGCGACGTAGTGATATACCACGCCAGACTGGTTGTAGTTGATGTGCGTGCCAATGACTCCAAAACCGGTTGGCCTTGCCGCTATTTGTTGGGATGTGCTGACTTCAGTTTGATAGCTGTCTGCCGCAGAAAATCTTGTATTCGTGTGGCTCATGCCACGCAGAACGTCGGTAATCGTGCAGGCGTAACCTCCAGCGCCGCCGCCGTTGGGCTTGACCAGCAGAAACTGCGGCTCCCAGCCCAAGGTTACCGCTGGCCCGCTCGAGCTGCCGTTGCCTGTGTAGCTGCCACACTGAATTACGCCTTCTGCCGTTGCATCATGGGCGAACAGGTAGGCCACATAGGTGGCGCCAGACGCGTTGCTTTCATTGTTTGCCCCAACCGAAAACACCTCCGCTGTTGGCGCTGTGTTGTTCCAGATGGAGGATGACGCCTGTGCGGCCTGCCGTCCGTTGATGTCAAAGAAGTTGCCCGCACCAGCGCTTCGGTGGAAAGCGTAGAAATTGTCAAAAGGCGACGACGTTCTTTTGACCAGCACAAAGCCTGGCGCAACGCCTAGCTGGTGCGGTATGGTGCGCGCGCTGCCGTTGCCTGTGTACGTGACAATGTCGAAAAACTTGAGCGCGCGCCGAAATGTCCAAGACGCGTAAGACTCGCTGACCAGGTTGAACAACAGATTCGAATCGTCGCTTCCAAGCGTGTAGCCGTTCTGCCCGAATGCGGTGACCGTGCTGCTGTAAGTCGGCGACCAGAACCCAAAATCTTCGCTGGTGGATATGTTCTGATTCGCACCTCTGACGGTATCGACTAAAACGTGCTGTGAGCCTGTTCTGCGTTTTGTCCAAACCAGGCCGCCAGACACCTCTAGGTTGACACCGTTTTGAATTGATCGCGACGCAGACGTGCCGCTGTATACCCATGAGGAAAATACATCCTCCGGGAATAGGACCTGCACTGAAGAACTGACAGCTGTCTTGTTGCTCATCAGTAGTTCTGCCCAACGGTGGCCGCGTACCAGGTGGTGCCGGCGTTGTAGGTAGTCAGCGTGAAGATGTCGGCCTTGCCGTTGGTGCTGGTCAGCAGTGGCGAGACCCCTGCTGGCCACTTGACGGAGGCCGGCCAGGTCACCGTTCTGGAGGTGCCATCCGCGGTGAGTTGCAGCAGCATGGTGTAGCTGTAGCCAGCCACTGGTGGGTTGGTGATCGACAGCGTGGTGACGTTGGCGTTAAGCGTGACGTTGAACACCGAGCCAGCGGAGCAGTCCAGCGTCAAGGTGCCCGCGCTGATGGCGGGGGAGGTCATCGTCTCTCGCACAGACCGTGCAAACAGCGCCTGCGGCACAAAGAGGTCGGACAGCACGGAGGCCATTCCGGTGACCCTGATGGACCAGGTGCTGAGCGTGCCGCTCCCCCCAGTGGCGGTGACGTTCACCACCAGCGCGCCAGTGGACGCGTTGTAGGTTGTCACCGTGCCGTCCATGAAGTTCACGTTGACGTTGGCGCCGGTTTGGCCAATGCGCACGGGCATGCCGCTCACATAGGCCCGGCCCGACTCCACCGTCAGGCTCTTGCTGCCTGTGCCGATGGTCAGGCTGGTGGTGGACGTCGACGTGATGGCGGTGGCGGTGGCGATGGCGTCGAGCGCCGAGCTGTTGGCCTCTACTGCGTTGAGGTAAGTCGCCGCACCGGCGTCATTTATCTGTGCACCAAAGGCGGCCAAGGCGCCCAGAAACGCGTCTGCGCGGATTGCGAAATTGGCAGGATCTGCGCGGCTGGGTGCCGTTGGCAGGCTGGCGACGGTGTTGGGTGTTGTTGGCATGACTGTGGGGCTTGATGGCTGTGCGTTAGGTGAGGCCTTCTATCTCCAAGCTGCAGTAGCTCTTGAGCTGGTATGCGATGTCGATGTTGAAATCGCGGAAGAAGCCGTAGACGGTGAGCGGGCGGAAGAGTTGATCGGTGGGCACGCCAACCCATACGCTGGGCCGAGCGCGCACGCGGGCCAGCACCTGCTGCACGCGGGCCACTTGCACGGTGTCCAGCATCAGGCGCAGGTTCATGCGCTTGCTGAAGGCGCGCTCGACAAAGGTAGTAGTGCCAAACTCGTCGGTTTCCTTCCGGCTGTAGTCCACGATGCCGAGGCTGGCGCCGTATTCGGCGTCGCCTAGGTCGTACTGATTGCCGAAGACCAGTTGCCCGATTGCCACGGTGCCTGAGCCCGACACGCTGACGGTCAAGCGGGCACTGGCGTAGGGTGGCAGATCTGTGAGCACCACTTCCTCCACCTGCATGTAGGGCTCAAAGAAGTATTGGTACCAGTCGAAGATGAACGTACCGTCCAGGTTGACGGTGCGGCTGTAGACGGTGGGCCCGGCCGCGCCGTCTGTCACAGTGATGGTGGCCTGCGTGCCCACCAGGCCGAACAGGGCCATGGCGTTGGCCAGGCCGGTGGCCAGCACCACCGTCAGCGGTGAGGTGGCTGTGGTGACCGTGCTCACTTGGTCATCGAACATCGCGTGCGTGTTGTCCGGCCCGATGAGCACCCAGAACGTGAGGCTGGTGTCGGGCTGGTTGCCGGTGTTGCTGTTGACCAGGCTCTGATAGATGTGCGTGCCGTAGTCGACAAAGGCGTCTTTGGCGTAGGTGGTGCCCACGGCCCAGGCGCTGTACGCCTCAGTGGCGTTGCTGCTCACCAGGTGCGTGGCGGCAACGAAGGGCGTGGGGGCGATGAGCTTCATGTGGCGGCCACCGTTTGCAGACTGGTGCCATCAGGTGTGACGCGGTCCAGGATGCGCGCGGTCTTGTTGGTGGCCACGGCGGTGGAGCGGGCTTCGGCGCGCAAATCGGCAAGCTCGGCGCGCAGGGCACGCACCTCAGAAATCAGCGACTTATCCTGCATTGCACTGCCGTTGGCCGGGTTGTATGCCGCAGGCACCACGGCTTCGCCTTTATGCAACATGGCCAGCATGTTCTGCGGCACCATATTTGTGCCAGTGGCTAGTGCAGGCACTGGAAGGCCGAGGGTTTGCAGCGTCTCGGTTAAGCTGCTGGCCAGCCAGGCGCGCATGCGCGTGACTTCAGCAGCGTTTCTGGCACTCAGCGTGGTGGCTGCCTCGAGCGCGGCGCTGAGTTGTGGGAGCTTGCTCAGCGCGTCCGCGCTGCCACTCCGGGCTTGCGCCGTGCTGATGGAAAACATTGCCGCCAGTTGGGCGGGATTGGACGATGCGCCTGATGTGACCCCCCGCAGGCGCTCGATCTCATCTGCGGCCGTTTTCCCGGCACTGGCCATGGCGTCGGCATATTGCTGCTGTGCACGGGCTGCCTCGACAGCGGCGGCCTGGCTGTCCTGCAGCGCCGTGATCTGGTCGTACAAGGCGCGGTTGGATTCGTCCAGCGCAGCGCGCTCCAGGGCGCGGATGGCGACAGTATCGCCCTGCAGTTGCAAAAGCTGGCGCTCCAGGCCAGCGCGCTCTTGCGCGATGCGCTCGCGCCCAGCGGCCAGGGCGCGCTCGGATTCAGCGGCGGCGGCGGCGGCGGCCTGGCTGTCTTGCAGGGCCTGGATCTGGTCGTACAGGGCACGGTTGCTGGCGGCCAGCGCAGCGCGCTCCAGTGCGCGAATGGCGACGGTATCTCCCTGCAGTTGCAGGAGCTGGCGCTCCAGGCCAGCGCTTTCCTGCTCGATACGCTCACGCTCAGCCGCAAGCGTGCGCTCGGATTCAGCGGCTGCGGTGGCGGCGGCCTGGCTGTCTTGCAGGGCCTGGATCTGGTCGTACAGGGCACGGTTGCTGGCGGCCAGACCAGCGCGCTCCAGGGCGCGGATAGCGACGGTATCTCCCTGCAGTTGCAGGAGCTGGCGCTCCAGGCCAGCGCGCTCTTGCGCGATGCGCTCGCGCTCAGCGGCCAGGGCGCGCTCGGATTCAGCGGCGGCGGCGGCGGCGGCCTGGCTGTCTTGCAGGGCCTGGATCTTGTCGTACAGGGCACGGTTGCTGGCGGCCAGCGCAGCGCGCTCCAGTGCGCGAATGGCGACGGTATCTCCCTGCAGTTGCAGGAGCTGGCGCTCCAGGCCAGCGCGCTCTTGCGCGATGCGCTCGCGCTCAGCGGCCAGGGCGCGCTCGGATTCAGCGGCTGCGGTGGTGGCAGCCTGGCTGTCTTGCAGGGCCTGGATCTGGTCGTACAGGGCGCGGTTGCTTTCGTCCAGCGCAGCGCGGTCAAGCGCGCGCAGGGCGGTGGTGTTGCCCTGGAGCTGCAGGAGTTGGCGGCTCAGGCCGCTGCGCTCTTGCGCCACGCGCTCGCGCTCGCTGGCCAGCGTGGCTTCGGCCTGGGCCGCGGCCTCGGCGGCGGTCTTGCTGTCTTGCAAGGCGGTGATCTGGTCGTACAGGGCGCGGTTGGAGGCGTCCAGCGCGGCGCGGTCCAGGGCGCGCAGGGCGCTGGTGTCGCCCTGGAGCTGCAGCAGTTGACGCTCCAGGCCGGCGCGCTCTTGGGCGATGCGCTGGCGCTCGGCGGCCAGGGCGCGCTCGGACTCGGCGGCGGCTTGGGCGGCGGCCTGGGTGTTCTGCAGGGCCTGGATCTGGTCGAACAGCGCCCGGTTGGATTCGTCCAGCGCAGCACGGTCCAGCGCCCGCAGGGCGGCGGTGTCGCCTTGCAGTTGGAGAAGCTGGCGCTCCAGGCCCAGGCGCTCTTGGCCGATGCGCTGGGTTTCAGCGGCGGCGGCGCGGGCGGCCTCTTCGGCTTCGGCGGCGGCCGTGCGCGTGGCTTCGGCGGCGGCGGCTTCGGCAGCCTGGCTGTCTTGCAGGGCGGTGATGCGGTCGAACAGCGCCCGGTTGGATTCGTCCAGCTCGGCGCGGTCCAGCGCCCGCAGGGCCGCAGTGTCGTCTTGCAGCTGCAGCAGTTGCCGCTCCAGGCCCTGGCGCTCGCGCAGGATGTCGGCGGCGCTGCGCAGGGCTTCGGTGGCTTGGTCGCTGGCGTCGGCCAGGTCTTCCACCACCGGGGTGATGCCGGCGAAGGTGCCGCTGAGCTGCACCAGCACGGCGAAATTCTTGCGCCCGGCTTCGGTGGTGAGGTCTTGCGCCTCCACCAGTTGGCGGTAAGCATCGCGCGTGGTGGGCAGGGCCAGGCCTAGGCCGCCCAGGGCTTCGGTGAGCTGGGCGGTGGTCTTGGCGGTGCGCTCGGCCTCGGTAAAGAACTCGGCGTAGTAGGCGGCGCTGGCCTGGGTGAAGTTCTCCAAGCCGCCGAAGGCGTCGGCCAGTTGGCTGGCCAGGTCGGCGCCGGCCAGGCTGGTGGCGTAGAGGTTCAGGCCCAGCAGTTCGAGCGCGGGGTTGATGGTGCTCAGGCTGCCGGCCAGGCGCGTGAGTGTCTGGACGTTGGTTTCGCCGGCACGGGCGTAGCTGGTGCCGGTGGCCTCGATGGTGCGGGTGACTTCGCTGACCTGGTCGATGAATCCCCTGAACGTGCTGCCCGATTCGGTTTGCTCCCAGTCTTCGATGCGCGTGGTGAGGGTTTCCGTGACGGTGCGGCTGGCGCCCAGCACGAAGGCGGCCAGGTCTTCGTTCGCGGCGGCCAGCGCTTCTTCCACCTTCTTGGCGGCCTGCTCGGGCGTGAGGCCATCGAGCTTGATGCCGCGCGTGCCGATGTCGTTTTGCGTGATGTCGGTGCCCAGCACCGTGGTGAAGCTCTTGACGGCGGTGCTGCTCAGGCCCAGGGCTTCGGCCATGCTGGCGGCGTTGGTGCGCAGGGCCTCGAAGGCGCTCTGGATGGCGGCGCTTTCGGTGCTGGTCTGGCGGTTGACCATGCTGTATTCGGGGCCGCTGAAGAGCGTGCCGCCGCGGCGCTGCAGGTCATAGCTCTGGATGTCGCCCATGCCCAGGGTGCCGGTGAGGCCACCGCCGACGATGCTGCGGCTGCGGAAGACGCCCAGCGCGTTGGCCACGGCCAGGGCGGCAGCCACGTAGGGCACCGCGGCGGCCACCGAGGCGCCCGCGCCCATGGCGCCGCCCGCGCCTGCCGTGGTGGGGCCCATCAGGCCCGGGGCCAGGGTGGCGCCTTTCATGCCGGCCGAGAAGGCCGTCAGCGCGCTGCTGCCGAACATGGTGCCGGCTGTGCCGATGACGTTGGCGATGCTGCCGGTGACGCTGCCGGTGATGGCGCTGCCCAGGCTGGCCAGGCTGTTGATGCTGCCCAGCGTGCTGAGCGCGCCGCCTCCACCGCCGCCGAAGCTGCCGACGATCGGGTTCACCACGGCCTGGATGATCGGCCGCAGCACCATGCTGCGGAACAGGCCCTTGATGTATTCCCAGGCGCTCTTGCCGCCTTGCATCAGGGCGTCCGTCAGGCTTTGGCCGATCTGGTCGGCGGTGCGGCGCCACTCTTGCTCGATGGTCTTGGTCTGCTCGATGCTGGCGCGCACGGTTTCGCGGTTGACGATGGCGGCGCGGATGTTCTTGGCGTATTCCTCATACTCGTAGCTGCCGGCCTTGATGCCGCGGGCCTCAGCCGCCAGCAGGGCGATGGCGACCTCGCGCTCGACCTTGCTCATCTGCAGCGCTTCGGTTTCGCGGTTTATGGCGTCGATGATGGATTGCGAGTTCTTCAGGCGCTCGGTGTCGATGATTTCCTGTGCGTCCTGGTCTTTGAAGGCGCTGCGGCGGGCCATGATCTCGCGGTCAGTGGCTTCCACGGTGGCCGTGGCCAGGGCCTTGCGGGCGTTGATGCGGTCGCGGATGGCTTGCGCCTGGGCCTTGAGGGAATCGAACTCCTTGGCGTCCAGGTTGCGGTCCAGCGCGCGGATGGCCTGGGTTTCGAGGATGACGGCTTGCTCTTCCTCGCGCGCGTCGATGATGTCTTGGAAGGCCTGCTTGCCTAGCACCACCTGCGCCACCTGGTCAGCCAGCGCCTGGGTTTCCTTGGCGATCTTGTCGGTGCCGGCGCTAAGGGTTTCCAGGTACCTCTCGCGCTGCTTGATGGCTTCGGCGGTGGCTTTGGCTTCGGCGCTCATGCCTTCGCTGCCGCCCTTGCCCGCATATGACGCGCGGATGGCGGCAATGCGGCGCTCTACCTCGGCCTGGGCGATCTTGCCTTCCAGGCCCAGGCGCTGGGCTTCAGTGATTTCCTTCTGCATCTTCTGCTGGTCACTGAGGTACTGGCTGCCCTTTTTGTCCCACTCAGCGCGGGCCTGCACCACGGCGGCGCGCTCGCCTTCGAGCGTGATGCTGCGGGCTTGAAGGCGCAGTTGTTCTTGCAGAAAGGCTTCTTGCAGGCGCAAGGCGTCAATGGCGGGCTGGTAGGCACTGCGGTTGTCGCTGCGGGCCGAGCCCTGCGCAGACATTCGCCGGCCGAGCTCGCTGCGCACGTTTTCAAGCTGCTGCTCCAGGCTGTCTTGGCGGCCGATGCCGAGCATGGCGTCCCAAGCGCCTTTGGCTGCATCGCCCACAAAGCGCCAGCTTTTCTCAAGAATGCCCAAGCGGCCTTCCAGCGTCTTGGTGCTTTCCTGCGTCTTGGCCAGGGCGGCGTTGGTGGCCACCGCGGTGGCCTCAGCGGTGCGGCCCTGGGATTCCAGGGCCTTGATCTGCTCGTAGACCGAGAGGGTCAGAAAGCGGGTCTGCTCGTTGAGCTTCAGCGCGGCGGTCAGCGGTTTGTCGCCCAGTGCGGCAAAGCGCTTGGCGGTTTCTTCCGCGGCGGGGCCGCCGGCGCGCTCCAGTTCAATGGCGGCCAGCGTGACGCTTTCCAGCGCGCTGGCAGCAATGTTGCCATTGGCTGCCAGCCCGGCCAGCACTTCGGCAGCCCGGCCCTGCGTGCCGGCCACTTTGCCAATGCGCTCAGCCATCTGATCCAGCGCCCCAGCCGTGGTGCCTGCCGCGTTGCCGCTGAGCGTGAGCGCCTTGACGTAGGCGTCCATCTCGCGGGCGCCCATGAAAGCGGCGGCGCCCACTGCGGCGAATGCAGTGCCGGCCACCGTGAGCGGGTTGATGAGCGTGCGCAGGTAGCCGGTAACGCCCTGGATGGCCCGGCCGATGCCGCCGTAGGAATCCTTGATCTGGCCGCCCTGCTGGATGAAGACCATCCACGCCGGCATGCCGCTGGCCAGGCTGGTGACCACATCGGTCATCTGCACGGCAAGCTGGCGGTTGGCTTGGCGCAGCAGGTTGGCTTCCACGCGGGCATCGCGGGTCTGCTGGGTGTACTGCGCCATGGCCTGGCCCACGGTGCCGATGCCGGCCGTGCTGTTGCCAAGCTGCTGGAAGGCATCGGCCACGCGCACGGTCTGCGCGTCTACCCCGCCCATGGCCTGCTCGACCTTGGCAAGCTGAGACTGAACGGCCTCAGCGCCCGTGAGGCCGATCTTGATGCCGATTTCGCTGGTGGCCATGCCGTTACCTCAGCGGGCTGACGCGCGCAGCGGGGGGCTGGGCGGCTTGCTGTTCGTCGCGCTCGCGCTCGCGCTGTTCGGCCCACACTTCCAGCGTGGCGCGTTCTGCGGCCTGGATGCCGCGCCAGATGTCGGGGCGGGCTTCGCGCTCGATGTCGGGCTGCTCGTCCAGGTGGGCGCGCACGCCGGCGTAGTCCAGCCCCGTGGCGCCTGCCATGCCGGTGCGCCACTGGGTCTGCACGCCCTGCCAGCACGCCCAGGCTTGCACGTTGTCAGGCCAGAGGTAGGCGCTGCGCTCGGGCGGGGCTTCGGGCTCCAGCGTGCCCAGGCCTGCCAGGGCTTGAGCCCAGGCGCTGCCGGGTGGGGGTGCGCTGGATGTTGCATCGCGGCTGTGGTGTTCGGCCAGTTCCCGGGCGAGCGCGGCTAGTTTTTTTCCTTCGCGCCCACCTCGGCCAGGTAGGTGCGGAAGGCGACGAGGCTGACGCCAGGGATCTTGCAGAGCTGGCGCCAGGCGGCCTCTGTGAACTGCATCGGTTGGTCTTCTGCGTCACGCACGCCGACCCAGTCTTCGATGACTTCCAGCATGAAATCGGCCACGCTGGTTTCGCTGTTGTCGGCCAGCTTGGTCTTGATCTGGTCTGCGTCCAGGCGGCGGCAGGTGAGGGAGAAGTCGAACGGCTGGTCTGTGCCGGCCTCGTCTTTGATGGTGCCGCGCACCTTGAACTTGACGAGGTTGGAGACGACGATCTTGATGCCCATGTGAGTGCCCGATGTGTGGTGCCCGAGGTTTGAAGGGAGCGCGGCGTGGCACGTTCGGGGCCGACGTGCCGACCGGTGCGGGATACGCACCGGCCTGCCGCGCTGAAAGGTTCAGGCGGGGCCGCGGCGGGCCCCTGCGTCATCAGCTGTAGCTGATGGCCCGGCCCAGCACCGTGATAGCGGCGTTGACCTGGTTAGCCTGGTTGCGGGCCAGCGTCGGCGCTTCAGCCACGCTCATGTAGCCGTGGCCGTACATCGTGCCGCCGCCGCCCAGCACCAGCTTGAAGCTGACCTTGCTCAGCGTGCGGCTGATGTCCAGCATGGTCTGGTACGTGGCGTTGGAAGGGTCATGGCCCAGGGTCAGCGTCATGCTCAGGGCGTTGAAGCCGGTGGGCACGTTGATGTCGTTGCGCTTGGCCAGGGGCGACACCGTGGTGAAGCGCGCATCGCCACCGCTGGTGGAGATGTTCAGCACCTGCGGCACCGCCGACCAGGCAGACAGCTTCTGCGTGGTGCCCGTGCCGCTGCCGGCCGGGAAGAAGCTGGTGTTGCTGGCGTTGAGGCCTTGCAGGCTGAACGAGTTGGCGTCAACGACGGTGACCTTGTATACCGAATCCGTCGCGTCTTCCCAGCCAGAGACGAAGAGCACTTCGTCGCCGGTGACGTAGCCGTGCGCGGTGCTGGTCAGCACGGCCGGGTTGGCGTTGGTGGCAGCAGAGATGGTCTTGGCCGAGGCCAGGGTGGTCGAGAACTGGATGCTCGAACCTTCGGGGAAGTAGTAAGCCATGATGGCGTCCTTTCAGTGGATCAGGGGGTGAGCGAGTGGTTGCGGGGTCTCAGAACGTGGCGGCGGCCACGCGCTGGCGGGCGGTGAAAACGAAGGTGGCGCAGACGGTGTTCTCGCCATCGGCGTCGAAGTCATAGGACACAGACTGCGGCTGCAGGGCGATGACGGCGCCGCCCAGCGTGGGGTCGGCCATAAGCTTGGCGTAGACGGTGGACACCAGGGCGTCCACAGCCACGTCAGGCGCCTGGCCGGCAGTGGCGCGGGCGTAGCACTCCACGCCGATGCGCGTATCCCACGTGATGGGCTGGCTGCTTAGCACCGAGGCTTCGAGCACCTGGCTGTCCACCGGGCGCACCACCACAGCGGTGCTGGTGCTGGACGACACCGGGCGCAGCCGCACGCGGCCGACGTTGGCCACCGCAGGCGCAGTGCCCAGGGCGGCCACGACGGCGGTGATGGCGGTGTTGACGATGCTCATGCGCGCTCCAGCATCAGCACGCTGACGCCCGTGCCGTCAGGCTCGTGCGCGGCCACGGTGTAGGCCACAGCGTTGACGCTGACGGCCTGGCCCACAGGGTCAGCCGTTACGTCAGCGGTGCGCAGGCGCAGCGTGGGCTGCGTGCCGGCCATGCCGATGCCGACGCTGCCCAAGGCGAAGCCGTTGTCGAAAATGACCGCCACCGGTGCGCCGCCATTGATCTGGGCCTGGGTGTTGGCCAGATGCGCGAAGACCGCGTTGTTCACGCGGGCTTCGAGGGCGGCGAAGTTGGCGGGCATGGCGGCGCGGCTGCGGCGTCAGGGCGGCGCCAGATCAGGTGGCGGCGGCCAGGTAGGGGCCCAGCTTCATCAGCACGGTGGCGCTGGGGTTGGCGGCGCCAGCGACGGCGATGCCCACGCACACCTGGGCGGCGCTGGTCTTGTTCACGACGCTGTTGGTCGAATCCCAGAACAGGCGATCGCCCACGCTGATGGCCAGGGCCGAGGTCTTGGCGATCTCGACCACGCCTTCGGTGATGAACTCGCCGGCTGTGCTGGCGGTAACCGCCGAAGTGGCCACGCCGAACAGGCCGGCGCCGAACATGAAACCAGCCCCGGCA